GCTCTATCGAGATCATCTTCTAGATACATAATAAATACATCATCCGTTAACAATCATCTGCTCCAGTCTGTCTGATCTGTTACCTACTTGTCTAGCCCAACGACTATCAAGCATCTCTTTGCCTGCGGTTACATAGTCACCTGCTTCCATAGCAGCTAGAAAATTTTTAAAGTTTAGTAACTTTGTCAAGCCTAGATTAAAGATCATATTAATAATTGCACGTTGTCTAACGTCTGTTAAATCTGCAAACCATTTGAATACTCTGGTTGCTTCTTCTTCACAAATTGTTATATCGTTGGCAAGAAGATAGTCAGACTCATCCATAGTGATACCACGTTCTTCAATATTTCTACCCACACCCAAAGTTAAAAACCCTGCTGAACATTTGTAAGGTCGTAGTTCTACACCTTCGTCACGTTTAAGCTCTTCTATTAGTTTCTCTTTGTTCATTTATAACCTCGTTTCGTTTTTCTAATATAGATATAAGACTAGGTCTAGTTGTTTCAAAAAATGATTCTCCTAAATATTTACTACTTCTATCTTCTGGATTATCTTTAACATTAGAAACTGGAGGACCTCCTAGTTTAAGTTCTTGTCTACCTCTTCTACCTCGCATTGGTCTCTTTATTCTATCTTGTGTTCTTGCAGCTTCTTGAATAGTTAAACCTAATCTATCTCTGTCTAAAAATTCTTTACCTATAGGAATATCTCTGCGTGTAACATCTTTAGCAAAAGGAACTGTTAATTCTGCTGCACCTACTGCTGCGCTTCTAGGTCCTTCTGCTTTAGTAATTACTTCAAACGAATCATTTATAAATGCTAAAGCAGGATAAATATTTTCAAGAGGTGCAACATTATAACCTTTAGTAGTTTGTTCATATATTCTTACTGCTTTTTCAACATGCCACGGAAGAACTTGACCTGAAAAGATAGCAGAATCTGAGCCTTCTTTTAACGCACTTATAACATCATTTACTTTATTAAACTTTAATAGTTGATTATCTACATTTAAATCTACATCTATTTGAGTAGCTTCTCTATACTTTTCTGAAGGATTTAAAGCAACGTGAAGTTGACGTACTGCTGCATACAAAGGCATACTAGCAATCATTGCTGCAAGCAATTTACCATCACTATTTTCAATCCTAGAAAGCAAAGCACTTGTTTGTGTTCCTTTCGCTTGCGCCCACGATAAAAAAGTTCCTGCAAATTTTAATAATGGATTAGCACTTTGAGCAAACAATCTTCTGTTTCCTATTTGAGGTATTAACGCATCTCTATCTGCTGCTCTTAAACCTGCTCTATCTAACAGTCTTTTAGCTGTAGCATTTCCATAAGCTTCATCTATAGTTTTAAATCTACTTAAAAACAACGCTCCTTTTTCACTCATGCCTCCTGCATTTGTAATAGCACTTACATCGCTTGAAGAAAGATTCTTAAAACTTCCTCTTTTACCTAACTTTTTACTTAAAGAAAAAACTTTATATACACCTGCATCAAAAGCAAACTCTCTTGCAAAACGTGTAACTCTAGAAAGACCTATTGCAGTAAAAAATTTCTGTTGATAATTCATTAGTTTTTCTTGATAAGCAGACTCAGGTAAAGTTGTCATGTTTGTATTATAAAGTTCTTTTTCTAAATCTCCTTTGTATTTTCTTTGTTTAATAAACCCTATTGCTTCAAAATCTTTTTGATTTTTAAAAGCTTGTTGGGCTAAACTACTAGAAGGTTTAATTTTATTTTTACCTAAAACAGCTCCTCCTGCAGAAGTTGCTTTAATTTGTCTTAACGCAGAACTAGCTGCAGCTCGTACACCACTATTTTGAATAACTTGAATTAAGTCTCCTATACTTGGAACTACAACTTTAGTAAGTTTTGTAGTAGCTAACAAAGTTTGTAAACTTAAAGCAAGACTTCTTGCGCCAACTCCTGTATTAGGATTATAATCAAGTACTTTAAAATGAGAATTTATAGTTCTTGCTATATCTTTTAAGTCTGCTTTGTACAAATCATCTAAACTTTTATTTTCTGATAAAGTTTTAGCACCTTTTGGTAAATATTTAGAATAGTAATCTCTTAACTGTTTTCTAACAGCTATAAGACCTTGTCCTCTAGAACCAAAAACTCTAGAAAATTCAGCATAAGGAATAACATCATTGTAAAGTTTTAAAGTTGTTTCAATAGGATCTTGAACAAATAAATCTTTAGCTATTGCTCTTGCTTCTGGATCATATAGTTTTCTTTGAGTATCTAAAAACCTAGAAGATTTTATTAAGGGAGGATTTTTTTCTACAGATTTAGAAAAAGGATTTTGAACTCCATCTTGTAACATTTTTGAATCTACAATTTCAGCTCTTTTTATTTCATCAGCTCCTTTTAAATAAGCAGATGCTTTTGTTTTAGCCCAACTATCTACAGTTTTTTTGGTTATTTTTTTACCTTTCCACATAAACTCTCCCCTAACTTTAGGTTTAAGTCTATTGTTTTCCCATTGTTTTATAAAAGCTTGTGTTAAAATTTTCTTATTAGAAGGAACATTATATCCTTTCGCTGACACATTACGATACAGTTGTGTTAACCCATAAACTTCTTCTTCTTTTAAAAGTATTCCTGCATTTTTAATATACTGTTTAAATTCTTCTTGTAATAAAAAATATTTATTACTAGCTTCTAAAGCTTTTGTATTAGTAAGATCTCCTTCTTTTAAAAAAGTATACTCACTCTTTTTTTTCATACCTTTATTTTGTATAAGTCTACCTGTAGCAGCAAGATCTTCAGGACTTAACAAATCTAAAATGTCACTTAATTTATTTGTAAAAAGAGCAGTATTAGCATCAGTTAATTCTTCAACACTTTCTTGTCTAACAGTACCTACTTTTAATTTTGAACCAAAGCTTCTAAGCATGTCTAAACCAAACTTCTGCATAACAGGATTTGCTGCTTCAAAATATCCTGTATTAGAAGTAGCTATTAGTTTCCCTACTCGTTCTCTTAAAGTTCGTGTATATGCGTTTACTTCTTCTTCTTTAAGAATACTTGTCATGTCTTTTAAAACATTTCTACTAAGCTTATCGCTGTTAAAGTTTTTTATTCGTTTGTGAAAAAACCCTGCTACAAAACCTGCTGTTGCATATTCTAATATGTTGTTTTCTCTTTCAACATTACGAGGAGAATCTTCTTCTAAATATATTCCTGTTATTCCACCTGCAGTTCCATAAGCTACAGGTCTAACAAGCTCTTGAACAAAAGCGCGATATAAATTTTTTCCTTTAGATCCATTCTTACTTGTCCATTCTTCATCACTAAACAATCCTTTATTTAAAGCTTTTTTCCAAGATGCAAAACCAATAATTCCTCTATCTTCAGAAAGTTTAATTTTTTCTAACTCTAAAATTTCTTTTCGTTTTTCTTTAATTTGTTCTTCTACTTTTTTTACAGCCGAAGATTTACCTAAAGGTTTTTCTTTTACTTTAGTTTTAGTTTTAGTTTTTTTAGCAGTAGCAGCTTTTTTCTCTGCCCTAGCTTTTCTAGCTTTGTCAATTCTTGTAGTTGTTTGTTTTAATAAAATATTTAACTCTTCTTCTTCTCTATACAATACTCCTAATCTTTTAAGATTTGAAGTTGCACTATTTATCATATCTGGATTTTCTAGTTCTACTTCTTCTGATATTTCTTCAAGTGTTTTTGCAGTTTTAGCATCGGGTTTAACAGGATCAGGAGTTTTCTTAGATAAAAACTTTCTAGAAATAGCGTCAGAACCTGCTCCTGCAATAGAGCCTACTCCAAAAGCAAGAGCAGTATTAGTAGCATTTGTTTCTCCGTAAAGAGTCATGTCTCTTAAAGCAGTTTCTCCTGCAGCAACTGTTCCTGAAAATAAAGCAGTAGCTCCAATTCCTCCTTTAGCAACTCTAGTCCACGGCATAAATAGAGTAACTGGATCAGTAAAACCTGCGCCTACTCTTCCTAATAAAACAGTAGCATCTTCTTCTCTATCTTTAAAAATAGCATACTCAGGATTTTCTTCATAGATTTCTTGCATCCTTTTTTCTTCTTTACGTTGAGCTATTGATTTAACATCTTCTCCTGTTTTATAACTTTCATAATAAGAACCTGCTGTAGATGCTAAACTTGAAAAAATATGAGGTTCTGCTTCATATCCATATCCTAGTTTATCTGAAGTTGTAACCCATTCAGGAATTTCTGAGCTTGTATCGTCTTTAAAAGTAAAATTACCAATAGGAAGATCTTCGTTATTGTTAGTATTTAAATTAAAAGTTTCAATATCGTTGTTGTTTAAAGAAGGATTGTCTTTAAAAGTAAAATTACCAATAGGAACATTTTGATTTACATTTTTCATTTTAAGACCTAATATCTATTAATTTTAACTCTGCGTCTTCTAATTGTTTTTCAAGCCTTAATCTCAAAGCTTGTGACAAATCTGTATTTTCTAATCGTTTTTTAAGATTAGGTATAGTAGTACGTTCTAATCTTTCATCTTCAGGTGTAAACATGCTTTTAGCAGCAAGAATTGGATCAAAGAAAACAGATGTTCCTGCTTCATCAATAATATTTTTTATAATTAATTCAGTTTCTTTTAATTGTTTTCTTGTATTTTTTATAGTAGAAGGGTTCTTATTAGCTTTCCAATTTTCATCATTTAAATTGTCAGAAAGATTTTTTGCTATTTTTATTTGTGTATTATAATTTTTTAATTCACTAGGCATAAACTTTTCTCTAGTTTTGTTGTCTGCAATATCAAAAATATTTACATCGACATCATCTACATCAGTACTAGATTGATTAGCAACTCTTTCTGCTTCAGTTAAATTAAACAATAAATCAGCTTGAGTGTCAGTTTGAGTATCTTCTGAAGTTGTAAACAATATTTTATTTTCTTTTTTAAAGTTTTCTACAGCAGCATTTATTATATTACTAAAACCAGTATAAGTGTTAAAAAGATCTGGATTACTTTGTTTTATAATTTCAATTTCAGCAAGTCGTTTGTTAACATCACTAGCTTCGTTTATATTATAACTATCGTCTTTTAAAGTTTTTAACATGTATATATACAAATCACTTAATTTTAAATTACCAGTATTTCCATTTACAGGACTAGTAAAAGGTACAATATCGTTTGGATTATAAATATCAAAATCTTTAGTTTGGCTATTAAAATCTACTGCTCCCTTATTCTCTGCAATATGGGCAGCTATTATCTTAGGTGCATCTGTTGGATCAGAAGCGTTATCAATATCAACTCCTAGTTGAATATTTCTATTGTCTAACTTTAAAGGATTATATGCGTGTAGTTCTAACAGTTGTTTAGTTGCAGCAATTATATAATCTGCATTTGCAATAGTTCGATATGGAGCATCATTTTCAACATCCCAATTATCTTTAAAATCTGTTTCTCTTAATTCAGACGCTGTATTAATTACTTGTTGTCTCCATCTTTGTATAAATGGTTCATAACCATCTGGATTGTTTTTTGAAAGTTCAGGATTATTTTCAAACTCAGATGCCCAAAATGTATTTTCTAATTGTTCATAAGTATAAGAATTATTTCCTACAGTAAAGTATCCACTTTTATTTTTTGGTTTTACATTTAAAGGACTGTTAGTAGCTGAAACATTTTGTGCAGTTCCTCGCGCAGTTCCCATTCCGTTTAATATAATATTAAGAAAACTCGGATCTCCTTTAGTTTCTGTACTCATGCCTTTTTTAACGTCTTTAAAACTTCCTATTACATTACTTAATGCAAATACTTGTTCGTCTATTTTTCTTGCTTTAGCTAGTTTTCTTGTTCTTGTTGCTATACCTTCTAAAAAGACTTTACGATCATTATAATCAGCATATCCTTCAGGAAGTTTTAAATAAACTTTTTTACCAGAATATTCTATTCCTGAGTCAACACTTTCTAAATTTGTACTAGGAACAATTCCTTGATTTTCTAAAAATACTGTACCTAAATTAGTTTTAGAATTAACTCTATCTTGTATTGTTTTTATTGATCTTGCTACAGGTGCGCTGTACTTTGTTATAGCTTTTTCTTTAGTTAAATCTCTAGGAACACCTCTTAAATCTGCATATAGCTCCATTTTTTGTCTTTCTAAAGGAAGACCTGCTTCTACATATTCATTTAAACGCTTATCAAATCTATCTTGATTATAATCTGCATCTTTGTCTCTATTATAATGAGCCTTTAATGTTTTTTCTGCGTCTTTTCTATATGCTGTTTCCCAATCATCTTCCGAAACATTATAAGCTTTGTTTCTTTTATCCCAAGCATCCCAATAATCATACTTTTCTGAAATCCATCTTGTACTTTGATCGGCTACAGGAATTAAAGAAAGATTTAACTCTTTCATTCTATCTTTAGTTTTTTGTCTAGTTTTTAAATTATTAATTCCAATATAAGCTGCTCCCCCACCTACTAACGCAGTAGCAAGCATAGTATTTCTACTTCTTTTTTTACCTTTTTTTATTTCAGCTTGATATAAATCATCCATCTTGCTCATGCTCTAGCTCCTTTATCTAATAAATTTTGTCGAGAAATATTTTCTATTTCTTCTTGCTCAGTAGCCTCTAACAAGCTAGGACTTTTAGGAGGAACAAATTTTTCTATTTTTTCAGCAATACTAGTAGGAATAGATTTTTTTGCTATTTTAGGAACAATAGTTTTTTGCATTACTTCCATTGTTTTATTTAAACTTTTAACTTGTTTTTCTTGTGAGGAAGACTCTTGGTCTTGTTCACTATATATTTTCACATCTTGAAGACCTGCTCTTTCTGATAATGCTAAAACCATATACATAACAGGCTCTACTAATAAAAGCATTAAATCAGGATTCCACAAACCTTTAGTAAATCCATCATAAAGAATAATTTGAGTAACTTCTCCTACAGATAATTTATTTTTAATTAAATTAATAATAGAAAAAAACATTTCATCTTCTGTTAATTCAATAAAAGTAGCTTCAATAGCAGGTTGTAACTCAGTAAACTCTGGAGGACTTTCCCACGGATATTTTTGTTCAGGATTATTAACTAAAGATTGACCTGCTATAGGTCTTTCTTGAGTTGCTAAAGTTTCTAAACCTTCTAATTCATAATCTTTATATTTAGTATCTAGTTGTTCCATTTTTAATTCCTATTCAGATAATGTTCTATCAGTTTCAATTTCTTTAAAAAAGTCATAGTATTCACTCTGACCAAAACTAGAATTTTTAATATCATCCATATAATTAAAGTTACCGTAGTAAAATCCTTCGTTGTTTAATTTTAAATTGTTTGCTCTTTGTAAAGGAGTTCTATTAGCTACAAAATTAAAACCTTTTCCATTTCCTAAATCTCCAGAAGTGTAAGCGTTTCGAGTAGGTGACTTTATATCTATTTGTTTATCTAATAATTTTTTACTTTGGTCTTGAATAAAATCTTTAGTTTTATCTAAAATACCTTTACTTTCTCTATTATCAGAATATGTATTAGTAAGTATTTCATCAGCAACATTTGTTTTAGTATCAACAGAAAGATCAACTATTTCTTCATCTAAAGGAGAATTTTTTATAATAAAATCTTTTGGTTTTTTTTCTTGTTTATCTATATAATCTAAACCTTCGTTAACTTTATCTGTTACAAAAGATTTTGCAATGTTATATCCGTTTTGAACAGAAGTTGCTCCCTTGTGAATACCTGACATAAGATAACCTGCTGTTTTTCTAGCAATGCTTTCGTCTTTTCCTAAATCAAGAGCTGTTTTTGCAAACCATCCTGAAGGATCAGTTAGTCCATTAAAAACAGTACTGACAGTCCACGGCATCATCATACTTAAACCTATAGTTCCTAAAACTCCTAAAGATTTTGAACCAAAAATATCTCCTATTTTTTCTACAGTTCTACCGAGTTCTCTACCTACTTTTCGTATAGTTTTTCTAATCCATCCCATTTTAGTTTCCTCTTGCTGTGTCTGAAGCTGTATATTGTGTTTTTGAAGTTCCTGACCACATAGTTGAAAGAACTGCTCCAACTGTTCTTATATTTTCAGCCATAGAAGCTGCTGAAGAAGCTTGATTAGCTAAAGATTGTACATAAATTTGAGCTGTTCTATCTTCTTCATTTTGAACAGCTTGAAAATCAAAAGCAGCTTGATCTCTTAACTCTTGCCAAAGAAAAGCTAATGATTGTCCGTTTAAATTAAAAGCGTTCATTGCATTTTGCATAGCAACTTGATTAGCTGCTGCTGTATTAATAGTATTTGCTTGTCTTCGCCATGCTACATTAGATTGTTCTACAGCTTGTGCGTTAGCTGCGTTCCACTGGTTTCTTGAAAACTCTAACTGTGCGTTTGTTTTATTTATATCTGTTTCCATTGCAGCTTTAGCTTTGTTTAAATCTGCTTCTACTTGAAACTCTGTTGCTGCTGCTGCATTTGCTTGCTGTGCGTTAAACTGAGAAATACTATTAGCTGCTGCAGTATTTGTTAGTTCTATTTGTTGTGCAAGTCCTGCCATAAACTGCTGTGTTTGATTTTCACTTGTAGCGTTAAACTGTCTTGCAGCATTTATAGCTGATTGATTAGATAACATACTTTGTTGATTAATCTGTGCAGACAATATAGTTGCTTGTTGACTGTTACTAAGATTAGCCATGTCCATACCAAGAAAAGCTTGTGCATTTTGTATTTGTGCTTTTTGATAAAAATCAGCATCAGCTAAATTCATTTGAGCAGTAATAGCAGCATTTTGAATAGCTGTTTGTTGTCTATTACTTGCTTCAGTTAAACTTACAGTTTGTAAAAATTTACTATTAGATAAAGCTGTTTGTTGATCTGCGCTAAACTGTGCCATATCCATTTGAAATACATTAGAAGCATTTTGCAAAGCTGTTTGCTGTCTTGCTTGAGCATTAAATATTTCTTCTCTAGATTCTATTTCTCTTGACTGAGCTACACTTTGTTGTATTGCTTGTGCATTAGACTGTGCAATAGGAACAGCAGACTGTATTATAGCATTAAATAGATTATCTCTACCTACTGTAGAAGCTGATAAACCTCTTTGAGCTAACATTTGTTCTACTGCTGCAACTGCAGGACTAGCCCATGTAGGTATTTCTCCACTTTCCATACCTTTTAAAAGACTGTCAAGTTGGTTAGATACTAAAGCTTCTTCAGGTAAATCTCCAATAACTCCTCGTTCTTGCTCTGTAAGATCCGTTAAACGATCTTCAAGAGCTTCTGGATCGTTACCTAAATCTGTAATAGCTTGTTCAGATATACCTGCGTTACGCAGTTGTTTCTTAGCTCTGGTAACTCTTGATAAAGTTGTACCTGCTGCTTGAGCTGCTATAGCTGTAGCGTTAGGACTAAGCGTACCAACTACTCTTTGTGTTAAAGCACCTTCTGGTATTTCAACAGTTGCTGCTTGTATTGGAGCAACTTGTTCTACTTGTGCAGCTTTGGCAAGTGACTCGTCACCTATTGCACCTTGTTGTCCAGCTATTAAAGTTTCTGTGCCTACTTGAGCTGCTTCCATTTGTGCAGCAGATAGCATATCTTGTTGTTGTGCTTGTGTAAGAGTAGCATCTTCAAGTGTCATAGCAGTAGGAGCAGTTATAGTTCCTGCAGTAATATCTTCAGTAGGAGCATCTATTGTTTGAATTTTATCTTCTGCAGTTATTCCTTTTGAAGTATCAATATCAGTCGGTTTAGGTATTTGTGGTCCTTCAGAACCTTCTTCTCCTGCTATAATATCTATAGCTCTTTGCCTAGAAAGATTATCTCCAGAAGCTCCAACTCCACCTGTATCATCTGTTCCGCCTGTGTTGCTATCGTCTTCTCCACCACCTATGTCTCTAGCTGCTTGACCTAGTTGACCTGCTTGTTGGACTGCAGGAGAAAGAGTAGTAGTTGCTGCAGGTGACATTGTTCCGCCTGCTAATTCTGCACCTATTCTTGCTCTTTGTTCTGCTAACAACTGTTGAGTTTCTTCTGGAGTTCTTTTGACTGATTCTCCTCTAGCTGCTCTCATTGCATCAAACTCAGCATCTCTTGCTGCTTTGTCTATATCATATTGTCCAGACTCTGTATATGCGTCTCTGTTTGCTTCAAAAGAAGATCCTACACCGCCATATAAAGTTTGCATAGCACTAGCTAAATCTGCTGCTCTCCCCATTCCAAAATCGCCACCTTCTTCTTTTGCAGCTTCTTCAGCTTCTTGAACTTCTGGAGGTTTTGGAGGAGGAGGTTCTCCTGCAGCTTCTGCTTTTGCTACAGATTTTTGATAATTAGATATTATAGCTCGATTACTTAATCCCGGACCTACTCCTGAAAACTTAGTAGGCATTGTTTGTAAGACAGTTTTACTTCCTTCTGTTGCTCTTTTTTCTTCTATCTCATCCATAAGAACTTGAGCAACTTGTTCGGCTTCTTTACTTCCTTTATTTACTCTTAAGTATCTATTTTTTTCACCATCTTTATCATCTAATAATAAAGTTACAACTTTAGATGGATCACTTGTGTCTACTCCTAGTCCTTTATAAAATTCTATTCCTTTTCTAACAAAATTAACAACTCCGTCTTTAACATTAGCAAAAGATATATTATCTCCAATTTCTTTTATATCTTTCAGAGTTACTTCACTATAAGGTTTTCCAAGATCTAAAAGACGTTTTTTAGCAGTTTCTATTTCTTTTGTTTTAGACGATAAATTTATAGCGTCTGGATTACTAATTCCTTGTTGTTTAGAAATTGTAACAGGTGTAGATTTTTGATAAAAAGGTAAGTTAAAAATAGGAGCAGAAGGTTCTCCTGTTCCATACTGACTAAAATCACCTGCTGTTCTAGGTCGTGTTGCAACAGGAGTAATAGATCCTTGTACTGTTGGATAACTTGAAATTCCTGATCTAAGCATATCTCTATCAGCAGGATCAAAAGGTTTAAATGGAGCTTGTCTTTGTGGCGGTTGCTTAACAGGTTGCTTAACAGGTTGCTTAACAGGTTGCTTAACAGGTTGCTTAACAGGTTGCTTAACAGGTTTCTTAACAGGTTGCTTAATAGGAGTAGAAACTGCAGGTTTTACAGGAGCTTTAGATTTTCCTTGATGTGCAGGATCATTACGCCATTGTTCCAAAGCCATTTGATACTCGTCACCTGAGTTATAGTCTCTACGACTTGGTCTACCACCGTGAGCATATTTAACTCGACCACCTTTACGATAATCTTTCCTTTTACTTCTGTCTCTTTTACGCGCCATATTAATTCCTAATTAGTTTTAACTTCAAAAAGCTTATCAAGTTTTGTTTCCAGTTTACTGAGCATACGCATTACACGATCCATACTGCTTTCCATCTCATCTTTAGTTACATAGTTTTTTGCTACTTCTTCTCTAGTCTTGTTTAAGAGTACGTCAATTCTTTTAAGCTCTACAAAGTTCTGTCGAATACTATAGACTACAGGAGCTATGACTAAAGTTATAAGTATGTTCCAAGTTTCCATATCCATACTTTTTACCTATAAATAGTTGATTAACTATTGTTAGAAATATATGTATTACCAGTGCTAATTGCTGTGGTGTAAGATGATTTATTAGCACTTGATCCAGCTACATCAGGAGTATTGTCACCTGAATCTACTGGTGCATAAGCTAGGACTGTAGATAAATGATCTACGTTTGCTTTGACTCTAGCGTTTGCATCTGCCTGTGTAACTCCTGCAGACGGATCGGATGCGGTAACGTGATCTGATGCTTTGCCTTTTGAATTAATATCATTAATTACGGTAACGCTATCGGTTGCTGCTGTTAGTACTTCGTTTACTGTTTGTGCCATTTTAGTTTCCTCGTGTTATTGACATTTACATTTAGTGTTTTTTAATTCTTCTATTTCTGCTGAAAGTTCTTGGACTGCTTTTACTAACATAGTTACTACTGAACCTTTAGCTACTCTTTGTGTTCCACTATCAGATTCTCTCCACATCGCAAAGCCATCTTTTATTTCTGGATGCTTGTCTATAGTTTTTTTAACTTCTTGAGCTATAAAGCCGTGATAAGTAACACCGTACTCGTGTCCCATTGCAGGTTCTTCCGAGCCTTCAATATACTCTGCCATATCACTAGGAACATCTTTAGCTTTTTTCCAATTAAAAGTAACAGGTCTTAAATCATTTACAAAAGATAATCCAGCACTAGAGTCCTGTATATTTTCTTTTAGTCTTTCATCGGAGTTAGCAGCCCAACTTTCGTCACTACCATCTAATCCTAAAGAAGCTGTATTACTACCTCTACCTACAGTAATTGTATTATTTCCTACACATTGAACATTATAGCCAATAGCTATTTGACCACCTGCACTACTTGAAGAGCCTGAAGCATAGTTTCCTAAAAAGACATTATCCCCGCCTGTTGTAAGATTTGCATTATTAGAACCAGAATTATATCCAATACATACGTTATGTGTACCTGTAGTAATATGGTCTCCAGCCTCTGTACCTACTGCTGTGTTGTAATTTGCTGTGGTGTTTGCAAATAAAGCGTACTTACCAACGGCTGTGTTATGAGAACCAGTTGTATTAGATACTAAAGGAGCAGCACCTACAGCAGTATTTTCAGCACCAGTTGTGTTTGCAGTAAGAGTATAGTCTCCAAATGCGGTGTTATTTATGGCAGTAGTATTAGCTGTTAAAGCTGCCATACCAACGGCTGTGTTGTTTGTACCTGTTGTATTTGCAAACATAGCTGATTGCCCAATAGCAACATTATCACTTGCTGTAGTGGTTGAATATAAAGCATCCTTACCTATTGCCACGTTAGAACCGCCTGTGGTGCAGGTAGTAAGTGAACGCGCACCTACAGACACATTATTACCACCTGTTGTAACAGCATCGGCAGAACCTTGACCAATTGCAACATTTGAATCTCCACCAGTGTTTGCTGTAAGGGCGCTATGACCAATGGCTACATTGTTTGAAGTTGTGGAGCTACTGTCTAAAGTATAGTTACCTATTGCCACGTTAGAAGTACCTGTGGTGTTAGATGCCATAGCCGATCTTCCTACTGCTACACAATTTGTACCTGTAGTGTTTGCTAATAAAGTTAAATAACCAACTGCGGTGTTGTTATCTGCGGTTGTATTTGCTGCTAAAGCAGATTTTCCAACAGCAACATTGTTTGCACCTGTGGTGTTTGCTGATAAAGCATAACGACCTATTCCTGTGTTACTTGCACCTGTCGTATTTGCGGTTAAAGCCTCTGTACCTACTGCTGTGTTATCAGATGCAGTTGTATTTGCATCTAAAGATTGAGAGCCTATCGCAACATTAGCTGCGCCTGTAGTGTTTACTAATAGAGCATTGTAGCCCACCGCTGTATTTACTTCTGCTGTAGTATTTGCTGCTAAAGCACTTTTACCAATTGCTGTATTATAACCTGCTGTAGTGTTTGCGGATAAAGCATCTTTACCGATTGCGATATTGTTACCGCCTGTCGTTGCTGCTGTTAAAGCTGCATAACCAACAGCTACATTTTCAGTTGCAGTAGTTATTGCTGTTCCTGCATTAGTACCAATAGCTATGTTCTTTGTACCATCAGTAATACTGTCACCTGCGGTACTGCCTATTTTAATATTGTTACCACTAGATTCTAGTAGCTCTGCAGGTATTATAGTATTTGCCATTCTTTATTCTCCGTTTATTTGTGCTTCGAGTTCTTCGATCTTAGCTGAAAGTTCTTGGACTGCTTTGACTAATATTGGTATTACAGCAGTTTCACCTACTCTTTGTTGGCTAGTAGGATCATCATCATCCCACATACTAAAACCATCTTTAATATCACTATGTTTATCAATAGCTGCTTTAACTTCTTGAGCTATAAAGCCGTGTTGAGTTTTAGAGTTTTTATAAGCTTCTGTAGAGCCTTCTTCATAGCCTCTAAAGTTTTCAGGTAGATCACCTTTGTTTTTATAATTAAAAGTTACTGGTCGAAGATCATTGATAAAGGCTAAACCTACAGTAGCATCTTCAATATCTTTTTTAACTCTTTCGTCTGATACAACTGC